GTTCGGAACCAATGCTTCAAGGGGCTACATTGCTGTAGACGCTTTAACATCCAAACCGTTGCTCGAGTCCCTTAAGTAAAGGTGACTCTTTCTACCCACTAGGAGTGGTAGATTTCCTGTTTACCAGATGACTATAAGTAATATTACTTAACATTCCTCACGGTACTTCTTCATTTTTAGCAATACACGTATTGCCTTCAATGGAGAATCCTTGCGGAGGGTTGTCTCGGTTGAACCTTCCTTCTTAGCCTTAGCTCTATCTAGAAGGCCAACAAACTCGTTGATACGGTCCAGATCGTCTAATCTTTCGATTATATAATCTAGATCATACTCATACCAGTTCTGTTGTCCTAGTGGATTCTCCATCAGTAGACGCTTATTAAGAATAAGCATATACAACAGAGACCACATAAAGTAAATAGCTGTCTCTAATTGAGATCCAAGAGGATCCCAATCAGATGAAGTTAAATGCTTATATGGTTCCAAACTAGGTTCAGCTGCCACCAACATTGCTCACGCCATCTCTCGCGATTGGTTGTCTGGAGAGCCAGGCTCTTCAGACTCTTGGATGTTCCCATGTTCAAACAAGGGATCAGCCAAGGCCATTCTTATCCATCCCTCTTCCGGATTTCAAGCCCCCATAAAGGAGTCTGAAGTTTTGGGAGAAGGAACAAGCCCTTTAAGAATATGACTAATAGATACCTTAATGTAATCTACATTAGAATTTATTAATATACTCTTATAAAACTTTTGGACGGGTGCTTCAGGGTTAAGTATACTCTGAAACACCTGAACGAAAGGGACTTTCTTGGAAGTTGCACACATAGATCATAGGGCTAAGAGGGAGAATGAATTGTCTCCTTCTTTTGACTTAGATCTCCGTGTTACTCTTTCAAACCATTTCACTCAATGAGTTGAGACAATATTCCTCTGCAAAAGTGCATACAGAATATTAACTCGTCCCATCATAGTGTTCTGGCTAATGAAAGCTTTCCAAGGTAGCGCCGATACATCCTTGACCCCCTTCCCAGTTACCTTAGCAAACTCAAATGCCTTGGCTTCTGGTGTTGAGATGACTGACTTTGACAGGTTGATACCCACTCCTAACATCCCCATAATGGAGAGATAGAATTGAGCAACTTCCTTATCAAAGATTACTATATCGTCACCTAATAGCTCATAATTGGTATATCATGGGTTTGACTGAACAAGTTTTCCAGAAGGACCAATAGGTCCCGCTAGTAGCTTGAACAGTGTAGACTTCCGAAATGCCAACTGGACTATCAGATGATGGGTCACAGCCAACATGGCTCAGCTTGAAAGAGCCCCCATAGGTTGCCCTACAGAATATCTTACACAGTAAGAACCATATTCTTTTGAATCAAGGTTGTAATCACGATCAGTTAACAATTTAGCCCAGGCTTTAGCCACTGGGAGCCCCAAAAAGGCCCCTAGTATCTGAACCTGAATCGAAATTGGAAGCCGGTCGGTTGCAGCACTTAAATCATAACCGAAAGATCCGTGCCCCTGGTTAGCTTTAACTATACAACGTTGTACAGCTAAAGTTTGATCAAAGGTAGCATCATTTGGCAATGTTTTAAGAAAGGAAAAAAGAGCATCATGTATAGGCTTACATACAGACTGAGTCCATATGTCAACTAATGCAAATACTCTAACTTTCCCTGCAGCTTCTTCCTT